GCTGGTTCAATAGCCAATGTAAATACTACAGCTACAAACATAGCTAACGTAAACAACGTAGGAAATAATATATCTAATGTTAATGCTGTTCATAGTAACGCATCTAATATAAATAGTGCTGTATCTAATGCAAGTAACATTAACAGTGCAGTATCTAATGCAAGTAATATAAATTCAGTTGCTGGTTCTATATCTAATGTTAATACAACTGCTACAAATATTAGTGACGTAAATACTGTTGCAAGCAATATAACTAACGTAAATAATTTTACAGATAAATATCAAATAGCATCTTCTCCACCAACAACAGACGGTGGCGGTAACGCATTAGCAGAAGGTGACTTATATTTTGATACTACTGCTGACGAACTAAAAGTTTATAGTGGTAGTGCTTGGCAAGGTGGAGTAACAGCTAGTGGTAACTTTGCAGCTAAAACTGGTAATACATTCACTGGTACTAACATACATAACGACAACGTAAAGTCTATATATGGTACAAATTCTGACGGATTAGAAGTATTTCATAATGGCAGTGATTCTGTAATTAACGACCAAGGTACAGGTAGTCTAAAACTACAAACTGGTGGTAATACAAAAGTAGAAATTACTGGTACAGGAACTTCTGTTACAGGTAATATTGTTGTCTCAGGTAACGTAGATGGAAGAGACGTAGCAGCTGATGGTACTAAATTAGATGGTATATCTAGTAGTGCTATTGCTAACGTAGTCCAAGATACTACACCTCAACTTGGTGGTGACTTAGATGTACAGTCTAGTAAAGTAACTACAAGTACAAGTAACGGTAATGTTAAGATAGAACCTAACGGTACAGGTGTTGTAGAAGTCAGAGGAGCTGGCGGTAACGATGGTACACTACAGCTTAACTGTTCTCAACAGAGTCATGGTGTAAAAATTAAGTCACCAGCTCATAGTGCTGGAGCAAGTTATACACTTACTCTTCCTACCAGTATTGTAAATAATGGTGCATTAAAAACAGACTCTAGTGGTAACTTAAGTTTTGGTTTAATTTCAAATGTAAACATTGGTGCTGGTGGTATTGCTTCAAGTAATATGGGTACTAACTCTGTAGGCACAGCAGCTATAGGGCCAGAAGTTGTTACTACAGCTAAACTTGCAAATGATGCAGTTACAAATGCAAAAGTAGCTGATGATGCAATCAACACATCTCAGATTGTAAATGGTGCAGTTAATGCAGATAAACTAGATGGTAATGCAGTTACTACAGTTAAGATTGCAAGTGGTGCAGTTACTACTGCGAGATTAGCTGATGACGCAGTTACAACAGCTAAATTAGCTGATGACGCAGTTACAGCAGCTAAAATTGCAAACAATACAATTACAGCAGCTCAAATAGCAAACGGTGCTATAGGAACAAGCCAAATAAATAATGATGCAATAACAACACAACAAATAGCTGATGGAGCTATTGTTAACGATGACATAAACGCAAGTGCAGCGATAGCTGGTTCTAAATTAGCAGATGATTCTATATCTTTAGCAAAATTAGTACATGGTACATCTAGCAATAACGGAAAGTTTTTAAGAGCTAATAATGGTGCAGACCCTACGTTTGAAAGTGTTATTACTGATCTTGTAAATGACACATCACCACAGTTAGGCGGTGACTTAGCAAGTAATGGGAATGATATTCTCATGGCTGATTCAGATAAAATAAAGCTGGGAACTGGAAATGATTTAATTCTTCGGCATGATGGTAGTAATTCTTTCATAGACGAAGCTGGTACAGGAGATTTACTGTTAACAGCTACCGCTGGTAGTATTCAACTTAAAAAAAATACTGGCGACAAAATGGTTCAAGCTACTGTTGGTGGAGCAGTAGAGCTATATCACAACGGAAGTAAAAAGCTTGAGACGCAAGCTGATGGAGTTCTTGTAACTGGTAAAATTCAACCTACAAGTCATATATACCAAAACGATGATTTAAAACATCATTTCGGATCTAGCCAAGACTTATCAATCTATCACAGTTCTAGTGACAACAACTCTTACATAGAAGAAGGTGGCACTGGACATTTAGTTGTAAAAGCAGATGATTTTTATATACAAAATGCTGGAGCTAACCATACACAACTTATATCAGATTCTGATGCTGACGTAAAGTTATCCTTTAACGGTACAGAAAAATTCCAGACTACTACTGACGGAGCTAAAGTCATGGGTACTGGTAACTTTGTTTTACCTTCTGGAAATACATCTGAAAGAGGTTCAGCTTCAACTGGTGCTATACGTTATAATACTCAAACTAACCAACTAGAAGTATATAACGGAAGTGCATGGGCTGGAGTTGGAGCAAGCTCACCACAGATTTATAAAGTAACAAACACTACAACTACTGGTGCTGCTGGTACAAGTATGGTTATTACTGGAGAAGATTTTGTAAATGGTGCAACTGTACATTACATGGGTGGCGATGGTACTTCTGTTGCTGCTGGTTCAGTAGCTTTTAACAGTGCTACACAACTAACAGCAGTTAGCCCTGCATTACTTGTAGCTGGTGCTCCTTATTCTATTAAGGTAACTAACCCTGATGGCGGTGAAGCTGTTGCTGCACCCGAAGTAGAAGTTAGTGCTGGTGCTGCTCCAGTTTGGTCAACAGCTGCTGGACAGCTTGGTAGTAACCAAGTTAAAAACGTAGCTGTTAGTGGACTAACTGTTGCTGCTACAGATGCTGATGGTGCTGTTACATATTCTGAAACAACAAGTGTGTTAACATCTAACGCTAACACCCCTACTGCAACTATGAACTTGGCACTAAACAGTTCTACAGGTGCTATTACAGGTACAGCTCCAAACGTTACATCTGATACAACTTACAACTTTACACTTAGAGCAACTGATACTGCTGGTAATACAGTAGATCGTGCATTTAATATTGTAGTTCTTGCTGCACCCGCAGCTATTTACTGGTTTAGAGGTTCAGCTCAAGGTGGATCAGGTACAAGATCAGGTACAACTTGGAGTCATACAGGATATAACCCTAACGCTTCTGGTGGTGGTAATGATAACTCAGATAGAATACGTGTTTATGGTAATGGTACTGGCGGTACATACGCTGGATTCCATCACTTTATGTACAGTAATGCCATTGTTATTCCAGTAGGTCACGACAGAGTTGATGTTAATGTTAACAGTTGGTACTCTAACAACTATCAATATAACCAAGGTTTTGGTTGGACCTCATCACAACCAAGTGGTAACTCACACGGTTCTGGAACGTTTGGACATAGAAACAAGGGTTCTCATGGAAGTGGTTTACACACAAACGAAGTCCCATCACAATATCAAGGTGTAACCAGTTATTTCCAAATGTTTGGATTTGGTGGACAAAACGGTGTTTTCTATCAAGAAATTAACTTAATTAAGTCATATAACGTAAATAATCCTTAATGGAAATACCCACCATAATAATTCCACCAGTAGATAATATAGAAACAATATCCATACCTTTACCAACAGCTGACGTACCGAGTTATGTACCTCTGGTAGTACCTCCAAGTGATCTTAGAGAACCAGAAGGTACAAAGCCGGTAGAAACAGCTGAACCACCCAAACCTACTTTACCACCTCCTTTTCCGCCATATCCTTTACCTCCAAGTGATATTTTAGTTCCTACAGTTATAACAGCAGTTACGGCTGTAGCAGCAACAACTGTAGCTACTCCTATTATACAAGATATAAAAGAAAAGATAACTAAGTTTTTAAACAATAAAATAAAGAAATGGAAAGAAAGCCGGAAGAAAAAAAAGGAATCTTTACAAAGCTCAAAGAAAATATAGATGACCATGATGAACAGATGCAAGTACTAGGTGCAGCAGTGCGTCTAGGTGTTGTTATCTGGTCAGGGTTTATTATTACGCTAAGTTATGTTGAGCTGCCTATGATTAAAAAGTCAGCTACAGCAGGCGATATCACTTTCGTCGCTTCGATTTTTACTGGTGCACTAGCCACGTTTGGCTTGTCTACTGGTAATGGTAAAAAAGACAAAGAAAACAAACCAAAGACATGAAGAAACTAATTCTTCTCTTAGCATTGTTATCACCCACAGTTGCTAGAGCCAATACTGTCACGCCCCAGTTTACTACAGGGTCGATGAACAGCACCACTACTACAACCCAAACGATAACTGAGGTCGAGCAACGTCAGGTTTTCGGAGCTGCCGTGAATACATGGAACGGTAGTAATATCACAGCATCAGCTAGTGCTGGTATATCTGGTGGGGATGCAGTATTTACTGTAACTGATACCACATTACCATGGACTTTAGAGACTACAACTAGAGCTGCTGGCGTCGTAGAACAATGGGATACTACAAGAAACTATACAATAAACTCCACTACTACATCGCTGTCTGTATTCTCTCAGTAGGACCAGCGTTTGCAGAAGGAGATACAAATAATAGTTCTAATCCTGTAGCTGCGGCTACGGGTAACGTGACGAATCAAGCGGTGCAATTCCAAAACAATGGAGCACCGTCTCGTCAAAACTATGGTCCTAACATATCATGTAATGGATCAACAATGACATTCAGTCCATTCTATATGGGCAATGATACACAACCAGAAACAGAAGATGGTTATGTCATATCAGAAAACTGGGGGTTTCAGATTAACTTCTCAGTACCTCTAGATAAGCGTGGTCTTGAGCAATGTAGAGAGATTGCCAAGCGTCAAGAGGAAAAGATGAAACTAGACTACGAGCTTGTACGAGCACTTAAATGTGCAGAACTACAACGTCAAGGTTTTACTATAAGACCGGGTACACGTGTAGCTTTTCTATGTCAAGACATCGTACCTATACAATCTTTGTTACCACCGAAACCAAAAGAAAAGAAATTTGGATTATTTTAAATGAGCACACTATCTAGAATACTAGCAGAACGTGAAGAAGCTGCTAAGAAAGCTGCAACTAAAAAAAAGAAAGCAGCTGCAAAGAAAACCACTAAAACCACTGAATCATGATCACATTAGTAAAACCAATCTTATTTGCCTTTATTAAAACTACAGCAGTTAAAGAACTGATAGTCAAATTACTAGAGGCATATGCAAAATCTACAGATAATACTGTTGATGACAAGCTAGTTGAGCTAGTTAAGAAAAACTTATTAGGAGAATAACATGGCATCTGGTGCAAGTAACGGAGCTAAAAAAGTTAAGATCTTTAACGATGGCGTATTAGACGGTGTAAATGTAGCACAAAATATTAGTGGTATGCCAGATCATGTATACGACTCTATTAAGAGACAGTACAGTGGTAAGGACTACACCATAGAAGACAAGAAGAACGTAATTAACCACTACAAAAAGAAAAACAAAAAAGGTACAGTCTAATGGATGAACTAAAGAAACTACCTAGAAAAGCAACAGAAGAAACCTTTAATGAGCTACACTATCTTGTTACAGAGGACTTTCTACATAGAATAAAGAGTGGAGAAGCGACTACACAAGATTTAAAAGCAGCATGTGACTGGTTAAAAACCAATGACATAACAGGTGTTGCCTACGATGGTAGTCCTTTAGACAAACTCAATAAACTTCTACCTACCGTTGACCCTTCACTCGTTAAGAGGAAAGTATATGGCAAAAACTTCTGAATACTACAAGAAGAATCCAAAAGCTGCCGCTAAAAGGCGTAAGCAGCAGAAAAAATACAACAAAACTAAGAAAGGTCTGGAGATTAGAGTTAATGCAAACAAACTTAATAGAAAACTTGGCACATATGGCAACCGTGACGGGTTGGATGCCGCCCATTATAAGGGCAGTAAAACCAAGGGCAGAAAACAAAAGCCCTCTATTAACCGACGTAGCAGACTCAAAATCAACAAATGACCCCATTACTACCAAACCCTGATCACTATTTACACAATTTAATAACCATGACAAGTTCAGATTCTAAACGG